GTCGCTGCAGGCGATCGAAGCCTATGCGGACCAGATGATTGCACAGATGGATGAGCGCGCCAGGCGCGACAGCAATTAATCCTCCTGCGCGAACCGCCCAAGATCACGCACGTCGCGGTGCTTCTTGGGCAGGTACAGCCCGCCTTCGGCTTCACGGATGCGCTTGTTGCGGTTGCGCAAGCTCTGCTGCAGCTGGCTGCCGGTGATCTGGCGCGTCGGGTTCTTGGCGTTGAAGGCCAATATCTGGTCGCGCGCCGCGGTGGCGCCATCGTCGTCGCCCGCCATGCGGGCATGCGCGTACTGGTCGATCAGTGCTTGCCGGCGGTTGTTCAGCTTGTGTTCGGCCTGGTACACGGCGCCCTTGCCTTCCATCGCCTCGCGCGAGCGCGACGGGCTGAACCCAAGCAGCTGGCCCAGTTCTTCGGTTGCCGTGGTGTCGTCCAGCACCGGGATGCCGGTCTTGTCGCGCACCCCCTCTTCGTGGAAGCGCAGCGCCTTGAGCGGGTTTTTCAGCGCGGTCGGCATGATGTCCTCCAGCCCGCGCAGCACCTGGCCTTGCGCCATCGTCTGCAAGCCCTTGGCGGTCGATACCCCGAGGCTGGCCACCGGGCCCAGCGCGGCGGTCATCCAGCTTTCGGCTGCGCGCGCCCCTTCCAGCCCTTCCTGCACGTCCGGCAGCAGCAGCTTGTCGAGCCCGACGCGCCCGGAAATGTCGAACGGGGTCAGGCGCGACAGGCCGTGCATCATCACCTCGGCCGGCTTCTGGCCGATCAGGTCGGCAATGTAGTTGCGCAGCGCCACTTTGGCGTCCCAGGGGTCGTCATCATCCCCGCCCAGCGCGGTGGCGGCCGACAGCAGCGCCCCCACTACAGGCAGGCCCAGCACGCCGGCGGCCATCGTGTGCGACAGCAGCAGGCCGGCGATCGTCTTGCGCGCCACCGGGTCGCCCTTGCTGGCAAGGTAGGCGTTGCGCGACAGGGTATACACCATGTTCTGTGCATACTGCTTGAAGAGAAGAACGACACGCGCCACATTGCCCTGCATGATGCGCGGTCTGTTACCCGACGAGTAATCAAAATGCGAGTCGTACACTTCCTTGACCGCCGCTTCATAGGCTTTGTCGTGCCCCATGCCGGTCTCGCGCGCCAGCCGGTACGCGGCGATCAGCGTGGCCTGGCGGTTGAACTTTTCACCGTGGTGGAACATAAAGGACGCCCACTTCATAACTGGACGTAATTTAGCGTGGGCCTTGGCGTCGTCGCCCGACGCGATACCGGCCAGATCGTGCGCCATCGAAACGTCGATCACGCCCGCATTGACCGCATCGTTGAAGGCGCGCAGTTCGTCGCCGGCCAGCGCCTTGGAAATGTCGTTGCGGTTGGACGCGGCCTGCTTGGATGCCGCCAGCAGCGCGGCGCTGGCCTTGCCGAACCCGTACTTGGCCGCCAGCATCGGCAGCGTCACCAGTGCGGTCTGTGACAGGTTGACCGCGGCAGATGCCGGGGACAGGCCCAGGTAGAAGATGAAGCCGAGCGAGGTCAGCGTGGACGACAGGCCGTTCGTCTGCGGGTTCATGTAGGCGTCGTGGCGCTTGACCATTTCATCGACCACCTGCTGGCCCTTGACCGAATCATAGGCGTTGTCGTTGGCCTTGCTGTCCACATGGTCCTGCATTTCGGTCAGCATGTCGCCCAGCCGGTCGGCATAGCGCAGCTTGGCGAGGTAGCGGGCGCCGTGGAACATATTCTGTGCGAACGCGCGGCGGGCATCCTGCGAGAAGCCGGGTGTGCCCTTCCTGTGGATGCCGTGCTTGGCCCAGGACAGGTCCGGCAGGCTGGTCAGATACAGCTGGTTAATGTCGTCCACCAGTTCGGCCGAATCCTCGTACTGCTCGAGCACGCCGAACAGTTCCTGCATGAAGCCGCGGCTGACCGAATCGCGGGAGGCGTTGAACTCCTTGCGACGGGTGATCTTGGTCACGTTGTAGCCATCAGCCGCCGGGAACTTGGTCAGCAGCTCGCGGCGCAGCGCCTCGGCCTCGTTCATCGTCTCGGCAAACGACACCGATTCCTGCTTGCCGTCCTTGCCTACCACCCGCACCACGTAGTCGCCAAAGCGCGCCAGCGGGAAGTACACGCCCTTGACCTTCTCGTAAAAGGTGGCGTCCATCTTGGCCAGCAGCGCGGCGCGGCGCGGGCTTTCGGGCAAGGCCCGCTCGATCCGGCTCCTGATCTCCCCGCGCACCTTCTTCCAGTGCTGGTCGTAGGCGTCGCGCGCCTCGCGGTACAGGGTCTGTGCCTCCGGGCTCATGGCCTTGTAGCGGTTCGACAGGATCGTGTGCTGGGCGCGGTTGTCGCCGGTAACGTAATCCTTGGCCGGGTCGATCTGCGCCAGCGTCGCGTCATGCATCAGGTCGGCCAGCTTGTCGCCGTCCTTGAGCTTGCCCCAGCGATCGGCGATCGAATCGGCCTCGGCCCCGGCTTCGTTCTTGTCGGCGTCCATCTGCTGCATCAGCTTGCTGTAGCGCGCCAGCAGCGATTCCTTGTCGCCGGTCTTGAAGTCGTCGGCGTAGATATCGACCAGGTGGCGCCGCCCCAGCGCCTGCAGGCCGATGCCGCGGAAGTCGGCCAGGCGGTTGCGCATCGCCTTCGGGATCTCGGTCAGCACCGCTGCATGCACGCCGTTGGTCAGCGCCTGGCCCAGCCGTTCGGTTGGGGAGGAGGCGACGGAAGCGCGCAGATCGGCGCTCGCAGCGTCGAAGTTGCCGCTATTATTAGTAGCACTCTTGATCTGTTCTGGGCGGAATACAGACCAGGTCGCATAGCCCTGTTCATATGCACGGATACCATCATAACCGGCGTCTTGTATCGCCTTCTGCACCTCCGGTTCGTCTAGCACGGCCCATGCAGTTTCAGCGTATTTATATTTCTCAAAATCAATCCCAACGCTTTCCAGTTCCTGCTGAATACTTGATGGCTCCCCCTCTAAATCGGTATTAATCTCGAAGGGGTTTTGGATCGCCAGGAATGCGGAAATTACATGTCCATCGCCGTCCCCGTCTGCGTCGTACTCTTCCCCGGCATATCGTTGCGCGTAATCGGCCTCCTCAGCGAACCAAGCGTGGGAATTTGATGTGTCGAAACCATCAAATTCTGCGTCGGTCCCGTGGTACACCACCAGCGGCTTGCCGTCCTCGTCGACCACCTTGCTATTGCCGAACCAGCGTTTAAACGCCTCGCCGGATGGGCGGATATTGTTGTCTGTGCTCATCCCCTGATTATCCGCCATCAGCCCTTCGCCTGCCTGCATGACTTGCTCGAGCACGTTATCGCTGACCGCCGGCTTGCCCAGCAGGATGCGCACGATCCCCACCAGCTTTTGCCACAGCGACAGCTTGGAGCCCGGCGCCGGGGTATCGGCCAGCAGTTGCCGAAAGCGCGGGTTGGTGTACGCCTCGGCCACGAATTCTTCTTCGTTGGTGATGCCGTATTCGCCGGCGAAGTTGGGCAGGCCCTTGATGTGGTTCCACAGGGACTTGATCTGCTGCGCGGCCAGCCCGCCCTTGGCCAGTGCCTTGAGGGTTGCGGCGTGGACCAACTCATGGAGCGCGTTCTGCTCGGCCCCGTCCTGCTGGTGCAGGTAGGCGGTATCGGTCGAGGCGCGGTAGGAGGCGGTCGCCATCGCCGCATCCACCCCACCCGTATAGGTGCCGGCGGCGCGCTCGAACAGGATGCCGGTTTTCAGGCCCAGCGCGCGCAATGCGGTCGCCAGCGCGCGGTAGTCGGCATTGCCCGAATGCTGCTCGATGTGGGCCAGCACCTTGTCCACGCTCGCGCCTTCGCGCACCAGACCAGAAACCTTTGCATCCATCGGGCTGGAAGCCGATTCGCCAGCTTTTGCAGTAATGTCGGCGCTTTCAGGATTGAAGGTGCCAGCGTTGCCGGTGGCGCTCTTAATCTGCTCAGGGCGGAAGGCGACGATTTCAGATGCGTCAATGTAACCGTCGAAGCCAGCAGCCATCAGCGCCTCGGTACGAGAGGGCGCATCGGCCTTTGCGCCAAGCTGCGCATCAACTCGATCAACGTCTGCTGCGAATGCCGGATTCTTGATGCTGAGGTATGCAGGAATCACCGAACCGGGACGTGTGCCGGAATCGTCGATAGCATATTCGCTTGCTGCTTCGTGGCTGCGCGAGAAGTAGGCGCCTCTAAACAGACTGTCCTCGTTGTGCGCCATGACGAACTGCTCGCGGTCGCTGCGCAGCGTACCGTGGTAGACGACAAGCGGCCTACCCTGTTCATCCACCACGGCGCTATCTGAAAACCACTTCCAGAACGCAATCTGGCTTGCTGTATCTGGTGCAACCAGTTGGCCCTTGCTGTTGACGACCGGGCGGCGCTTTCCGTCTACTTCTACGGTCTTGTCGGAGAAGAAAGTAGAGGCGCGCAGGGTGTCGTCCTGCTCGGCGGCGGTTTCAGCCGGGCTCAAGGACTTGACGATATCCTTGGCCACGCGCAGCGCGTTGTCGGTCAGTTGCCGCTGCCATGCCCCGGTCGAAGGTGCCCAGCGGAATCCGTTCGATTTCAGTTGCTCGCGCACTTCCGGCGCAGGCTTGTCGTCGAAGAACAGTTGCAGGCGGTTTGCCTCGGCGTTCTGCACCATGCGCACGCCCGGCGCAGCTTCATTGCTACCCTCGTCGCCTTGCTCGTCCGTGTTGTCCTGTTCGGCGGCGGCAATGCGGCGCTGTAATTCTTCCACCCGGTCGCGCAGGCGGCGGATTTCGGCGTTGTTGTTCTTGAGCGTGTAGTCGGGCACGCCAATACGTCCGGCGAAGTCGGGCTTCTTGAGCCCGGCGATCTGCTCGGCCTTGTAGCCCAGTTCTGCCAGCTTGGCGTCGTCGCCCTTGCGCAGCGCGGCGTTGGTCGCCTTGTATAGTTCCTGCGCGCGCTCGCGCTCGGCCAGCTTGCCCTCGGCCTCCTTGAGCGCCGACGCCAGCGAGTTGTCCACCGCGCCCCGCAGCACCTTGTTCAGCCGTTTGGCGGCCTTGTCCAGATACTCGCCCGCCTCCTGGGCGCGGCGGTCAGCGGTATCCGACTTCTTGCGGTTCGATTCAGTCGGGAAGCGGGCAGGCCCGGCAATCATGGAACTGGCCACGCGGCTATGCGCCGAGAGGTAGGCATTCGTCATCGAAGCGTAGCGGGTGGCGGCGTCGTTGAACGCCTCCACGAACGCGGTCTTGCGGTCCTCGGGTGCGGCATTGTAGGCGCGCTCGAATCGCTGCCACAGCCCCATCACCGCGCGGAAGTACGAGCGCCGCGCCGACGCCCCGCGTTCCTCGGGCGAATGCGAGGTGCCGCGGTAGGCTTGATTGGCCAAGTCCATCGGAATGGCGCTTTCGCTGATCCGCACCGGCAAGGTTGCGGCGTGCTCCACCATCCCGGCGTACTGCCCAGCGTGGATCGCCTCGGCCAGCGGGTCGCGCAGGAAGCTGCCGCGCGATGCTTCGTGCTCGCTCCAGTTCTTGCCGGTCGCCTCTTTTACCTTGGCCAGCGCCTCGTCGCGCACCGTCTCGTACTTGTCGAACGGGCGAGCCTGAGCCACGTCGCGCACGGTCTGCACCGGGTCGATCGCCTTTTGCGCTACCTTTGCATCGCGCTCTTGCAGGGCTTTGGACTTGGCCTTTGCGGCTGGTACTTCTTTAGCCGGTGCCTCGCCTACTGCTTCGCTTGCGGGTTCAGCGGAGGGCTCTGCCTTTGCTGCTGCCGCTCCTTTCTCTCCCGGTTGCGGTTGCGCTTGATCCGGGCCTGGCGCAGTCTCGGTGCGTACATCGGCATCCCCTTTCTGCTCGGCGGCAGTCGTGGCGCTGGGCGAGTTCTTGACCGCTTCCAGCGCCTCGTTGATCGGCGCATCCAGAACGATGGCCTTCACGTCCTTACCTTCCTCCTGCGCGGCCAGAACTTGATGGTGGCCGTCGATGATGTGGCCGTCATTGGACACGATCACGGCGCGGTCGCCGGTCGCTTCCTTGGCCTGCGCGACCTTCTCGGGCGAGAATTCGTCCTGCGTCGGCTTGAGCGTGTTCGGGTCTACAGTCGTGGTTTCGTGCTCAATGCCCTGTGCGTTCAGATGGCGCACCAGCCCGCCGTGGGCGATGGTCGGCACCTGCGGCATCTGCTCGCGCGGGATGCCCAGCGTGCCGGATTCTGGGGCGAATGGCTGGCTGGTGGCTGCTTCGTGGGCGGCGGCGTCGATCTGCTCTGGCGCAGGCTTCCCGTTCAACTCGCGGAGGTGCTGCGCGATGGGCACCGCTTCGTACTTCTTCGTGTTCAGCGCATCGACCTTCTTGCGGTCGAACGTCTCCATGACGACTTCGCCGGTTTTCTTGTTGCGGATCACCCAGCTTACCGGGTTGGCCAGCAGCGGATCGCCGGTCAGTGCAGGCTGTCCGTTGGCGGCGCCACCTGCGTGAACAGGATCAACTGCATCTTGTCGGCCAGCGGTCCCGGCATCAGGCTGTCCGTTTCCAGGCACAGGTCGATCTGCGCCAGTTCCTGCGGGGACAGCCGCCCCAGGTTCATCAAAAGCGAGATTGCGCTGTCCTCGCTCATCGGCTTGAGCCACGGTTTGCTGGGCATCGGGCGCTCCTTGGGGTTGGGCTGCGGGGGCTTTGGGCGCAAGTACCCAGCCATCTGCTACCTTGGCCAGCTCGTGGGTATCGGCGAACTCTTTCAGCTTGCGCTTGGCCGAGAACTCGGTGACGAACGGCTTGCCGGCGGGGTTGTAGATGGTGGTGGGCGCGGCGGGCTCTGCTGGCGCGGCTTGCTGCGGCGCGGCGGCGGGCTCTTGCGTCGAGCGTGCGGCCTTGGTGCCACGCGGGACCGGCTTGCCCAGTTCCAGTTCGCGCTGGGCCTGCTCGCGCTGCTGCTGGGTCGTGCGCACCTGCTCGCCGTAGGTTTCCGGCGCCGCGCCGCCTTCGGCATCCACGCGAATCGCCCCGCCCGGTGCTTCGCGGTCGGGCCCGGGCAGCTTGCCAGCGTCGCCCTTCTGCAAGGCCGCATACTTGGCCTGCGAGTCGAGCGTGAGCCACTTGGACGGCACCACGGTGTACTGCTTTCCGCTCGGGTGCGGGACGATCATCAGGCCGTCCGGCGCTCCCGGCGCGGCCACCAGTGCCTGCGCATAGTCGAGTGGCACGCCATCGTGGCGCGCGCCCCACGCCTTCATGTTGGCCGCTTCCGCCTGTTCGTTCGACAACTGCGGTTCCGGTTCCGGCTGTTCCGGGCGCTTGCCCGTCTCCGGGTCGCGCCCCATCAGTTCGCGGCGCTTCTTGGTGCGCTCCTCGCCTTCGGGGAACTGCAGCAGGTACATTTCCATCTCGGCCTTCGTGCCCACCGAGCCGTCAGGGAACGACAGGAACGGCTGCGGGTCGTGGGTCAGCTGCAGCACCTGCTGTTCGATACCGGCGTTGGCGGCGCGCGTCAGCGGCCCCGATTCCGGAACCTTCTGGCTGCGCAGCACCGCCGGCGCCCCGCCCAGGCCGCCGCCAACGGCGCCCACGCCCATCGAATCGACGTAATCGCGGATCGCTTCGGCCGTGCTCAAGTCCTGTCCGGCGCCGTAGCGTTCCATGCCGGTCTGGATGCCTTCGGTGCCGGCCTCGCGCGCCATCGCGCCCGGGATTTCGCGCAGCGCCGCGCGTGCCATGCCTTCACCGGGCTTGCGTGCGCCGTGCAGCAGCTTGCCGGCCATGATGCCTTCCATCGCCGTGTCCACGCCTGCCGCGGCGAGTGCCGATCCCACCACGCGCGCCTTGTCGCCAGCGTCGAGCGTGCGCCCTTCCTGCGCGGCCTGGGCCAGTGCGTCCGGGTAGATCGAGCCGGCTTCCTGCATCAAGTTGCTGGCGCCTAGCGTGGTGCCGGCGCCCATGATCGTGCCGCGCCGCGCCACCTGCTCGGCCACCTGCCGCGCCATCTGGCTCTTGATACCGCGCTCGGCCACTGCGCGCACCCCGCGCAGCGCCAGCTGCTTGCCAATGAAGCCGCCCACGCCGCCAGTGGCCAGTGCGGTGGCCGCCTGCCCGGCCACATAGCCGGCCGCGTTCTGGGCCCAGTCCACCGCCGACGCATCGCCCTGCAAGACATTGGTCAGCGAGTCGGAATCGCGGGTCAGCCCTTCGATCTTGTCGGTGTTGTTCTGGTACACGCCCAAGCCGTAATCGCGCAGCCCGTCCGAGCCCACCAGGTCGCCCACCAGCGCCGCCGCCCCGCCTGCCGTCTGCGGGATCTGGTAGGCCGCCTTTTTCAGGCCGCGCACGAAATCGCCGTCTTCCTCCTTCGGCTTGTCAGTAACGAGCGGTTGGTAGGTGATGCCCTGCTGCGCCAGTTTGTCGAAGGTTCCCATGCGTGGCCTTGATGTGATTTGATATCAGATAGTATCAGTCGATAGCATACGGTAACAGAAGGTATCGACCGCTACTGAGATGCTATGTGTTCAGATACTTTTTTACAACTACTGTGTCACGAGCTGGGCCATGCTGCCGTAGTTTGCCCGCAACTGTTCGATGCGCTCGTTCTTCGCCGTGCCCAGCGCCATGATCTGCTTCACGCTTTCCGGGTCGGTCTTTCCGGCCAGCTTGGCCAGACCAGCGTTCAGCGATTGCAGGGTTGGGTCGGCGCGCACGTCGATCTGCCCGCCTACCGTGGTGGCGTTGCTGGGCGGTGCGGTGCCGGCGGCAGCAACAGGCGCCTTGGCCGGGGCTTGCGGCGGCGCCTTATAGCCGAGCGCGGCCAGCTGCTGGTCGGTCATGTGCAGTTGCGTCTTGGCGTCGTTGTAGGTCTGCGCGTAGCCTGCCGAGCCGAACGGGTTCTTGATGAACTCCGCATGGACCGCGCCTTCGACCTGGCGGTTGGCGCCCGCCTGCGCGAACGATTGCGAGAGCCCGTCTCGGAACTGCGCCACCTGCTGGGCCGTGGCCTGCGGGTTGTTCTTGGCAAATTCCGTGGTGAGGGTGGATACCAGCGCCTCGTCGTTGACCTTGTTCTTGCCCAAACCCGACAGGCCCAGCAGGAAGGTCTTGCGCTCCTGGTCCGAGAACGGCTTGCCGTTGGCCTTTTCCAGCAGCGCGAGCTGGCCTTCCGGGGTCTGGTTCTTGAGCAGTTCGGCGTCGCGCCTGTCCTTGGACTCCATCACGCCCACCTCGCGCCCGCGCAGCGTCACGCCCTGCTGGGCGATGCTATTCCTTGCGGCGTTGTCGCGCTTCGTCTCGGCTTCGGTAGCGACGTTGTGGCGCCCGGTTTCGTCGATCTGCTTGCCGGTCTGGGTGATCTTCTGGCTGTCCTGGTAGGCAGTGGTATCGGCGCGCGCCGCTTCTAGCCGGGTCTTGTAATCCTGCAGCGCGAGGCCGGCGTGGTGCACATCGTCCACCAGCGGCGTACCATCCGGGCGCAGCACCCGCGAATTGACGAACTCGCGCCCTGCTGCGTCCTTGTCAACGTAATACTGCACCGGGGTGTCGGCCGCTACCTTCCAGCGCCCGCCGGTTCGGTTGAACACGTCGGATGCCTGCTGGCCCACGGTGCCCTGCAGCGAGCCGCCCGCCTTCTTGATGGCATCAAGTGCCGGCGCGCTGGCCTGGATGGCCGACAGCGCCTGGTCGGTGCCCTCGCCGATCGCATCCTTGGCCAGCTTCTCGAACGCCGCCGCTTTCTCGGCGCCCAGCATGCCGTGCTTGCCGGCGGCATCGGCCGCGCGCTGGTACTTGCTGGCGCGCGAATTGACGCCCAGCGCCGCCACGTCGGCCGCGCCCTTATCGCCGAAGGTCTGGTCGCCCAGCTTGTAGGTCGGCACTTCCATCGGCAGCGGGACGTTGGTAGGCGTTACGTCCTGCACGTTCTGGTCTGCCATCGCGCCGGACACATCCTTGTCGAGTGCGCGCGCCTGGTCGCGCTGCTCGGTTTCATATTCCCGCTGGCTACGCAGATAGTTGCGGTCCTCCTGGTGGTCCGCCTTTTCCTGAGCCCGATCCTCTTCTGCCTTCTGTCCCTTGAGATAGCCGGCATAGCCTGCTCCAAGCACCTGCACCAATGCTGCCAGTCGATTAGACATGCTCTCCCCCCACGGTCTGTTTCAGCCAATTAGTATCCTGGTCGAGCGCCAGTTTCAGGTCACGCAGCACCGGCGCCATCTTCATCCACAGTACTGGGTGGTGGCGCTGCATGTGGGCGAAGCGCTGGGCATTGTGCGAGCCATAGGCGCAGCAGTTCCAGCAGTCGAAGCTGCTGTCGGCGCCTTCCGCATACTGGCGCGGAACGTAGGCGCCTACCTGTTCGAGATAGGAAAATACCTGAGCGTCATCCCAGTCATGGATCGGAAAAAGGTAGGTAACGCCATTCTCGGTGTAGCCGTTCGGGTACTTGGTCACCATCGGATCGCCCAGCTTCTGGCCGCGCACTACCAGCGTGGCGCCAAGGTCTGTCACCGCCTGCGCAAGCGGTGACCACAGGTTCTGGTGGCAGCAGTCGAGGAAAGAATGGAATCGCGTGCTCGGCTCGGCACGCATCGACTGGCCCCAGTTGGTGTGCCACAGCGGCACCACGTCGACCGGGTGGCCGAACTGCTCGACCCATTCCGGCTGGTGGCCAAGAACTTCATGGAAGTGCGGAACCAGTTGGCGCATGTAGGCCATCTGCTCGAGCATTTCTGGGTAGGGTGCACCTGGGTTTACCCAGACCACGTGCAGCTTGTCCCACCATGGTTCGAGCAGGTGCAGGCAAGCGGTCGAGTCCTTTCCGCCGGAGAATTGCAGCACGATCGTATCGTGCGCCTCCATCATGGTGGCCAGTTCATTCTGGTTCATGCGGGTTCCTTCATAAAGCGCCATGCGGTCGGCTGCACGGCAGTTTCCAGTTGTGCCATTACGGCGCGGTAATCATCGTCCAGCAGTGGGTCAAGGTGGTCAGGTGTAGCTGGCAGGAAGTGCTGCGCATCGAGTGCCAGGTCGGCATCCTGCGCGGCATGGCATACGGTGGCTGGCGTAAATACCTGGTAGCTGAATTTGTCGAGCATCAGGCGGCATGGCTCGCCGTCATCGGCGCGCGCCGACAGGTCATAGATGAACAGCACCCCGCCCGGCTTGAGCACACGCGCCGCTTCGGCCATGAATGGTGCAAGTGCGGCGTAACCGAGCGTGTAGTTGACCATCACCACGTCGGCGCAGCAATCGGCCAGCGGCATAGCATGCATATCGGCCTGCAGCTTGCGCATGCTGTTCGGGCACAATTCCAACTGGTGCGCAGACAGGTTCAGCAGCAGAAACGACAGGTCGGTGCGCAGCTCCTGCATCAGCCGCGCTACCTCGCCGATGCCGCACCCTACATCCACCACCACAGCATCGGCGGGCGGCGCCATCAGCGCCAGCAGGCGCGCGACATGGGAAGGCTCGTCGCCGCACCGATACAGCTGCAGTACCCGCATGCCGTTTTGCACGCATGCATCGGTAGCCTGGCGCAGCGCGTCCTGGTCCTGGTAGTGGCGCATCAGATCGCGATCCCGACCGTCGCCGCAGTGCCAGCCAGCGATGCCGTGCTGGAACTGGCGTCTCCAGCCGCCTTGATCTGGTTTCCATATTCCTGGTTCAGTATCGAGCCGGCCGAGCCGTTGCCCTGGATGCCAAGGTTAAACCCTGTTCCCATCATCTGCGCCGTCTGGTTGGCCGATCCAATTGCCGCGCCTACAGCACCGGATGCCTGGCCGCCTGCCGCCATCGAGGTGCCGAAGGTCTGGGCTGCCGTGCCGGTGGCGCCACGGCCGAAGCTGGCGGCATCCTTGCGCAGCATTATTCCCATCTGGCGGCGCTGGTCGCGCGCATTGGTCATCGCGCTGGCCTTGGCCAATGCGCCTTGGGTGGCGGTATCGCGCTCCATCGACAGCGCGCGGCCGTCTGCCGGGTTGACCCCGGAACGGGCCATGTTGCGGCGCTGGGCGTCGGCGGCACCGGCCATAGCCACGTCCACATCGGTGGCAGCGGAACCGGCCGCCTTGTCCAGCGCGTCCTTGCTGTCGTAGCCGGCAGCATCAGCATACATCGCGTTCTCGGCCGGAATGCCGTAGGCGCGGTAGCGGTCGAACTGCTCGCGCGCGGCGCGGTCGTTGAACTGGGACGAGTCAAGCTGCTGGTTGGCCAGATTTTCAGTCAGCGCATCCATCTTGGCCTGGCGTGGCGCCTGGGCGGCGTCGCGTTCGCGGTAATACTGCATCGCCTCTTTGGCCAGTTCGGCATTGGCCATCGCGGCCTGGCCAATCTGCGGATCGGGGCTGGGAGCGTCAGAGCACATGATCGTCCTTTCGTAGTTGCTTGATATGCTTGGTGGCGACGGGCACGTAGCCGCGCCGGTTCAGCCACCTGCCGGCGTGGTTGACCAGCTTGGTGTCGGCGCGTGCCTCGTCAATCCCGAGCCGCGCCAGCGCTGCCTCGGCGTAGTCCATGAAGGCATCGGCCGCGCCGCCGCGGCGCGCTACAGGTAGCAGGTAGATGGTGTCCTCTTCGGCAAAGCGGCGTCCGGTGTGCAGGCTGCGCCCCAGATACACGCGCAGGTTGCCCACCAGCCGCCTGGCAGCGTCGCGCGCCGTGAACTGCAATAGCGAGCCCATCCGTTCGCGTTCGGCCATGTAGGCATAGTCCGGGGCCAGCGCGATGCCGGCCAGGTGCTGCTCGGTTTCGGCGTAGTGCGCCGCATGCAGCGGTTCGAGTTCGGGCAGGATGTCGCGGAACGACTCGGCCTGGAACGTCAGCTTGCCATAGGCGCGCGGCGCGAATGCCTGCGGGTCGAGCGCGTGGTTGTCACGGTCCACCGCCGCGCACAGCACCTCGACCGCCAGTTCGGGCGTCAGCACGGAGCCGAACTTGCAGGCCAGTGCCTCGCGCAGCCGTTCCATGGTGATCTGCATCGCGCCTCCGAATTTTCCTGTTCGCAAGATTATATGGCCTACAGGTCGAGAAAAGTCATCGACTGTTGGTATTTTTACGGCTTCATCTGTTTTTTGAGCGCATCCAGTTCGGCCGACAGTTCTTGCACGGCGCGCATCAGGATGGGGATGAACTGGTCGTAGCGCAGCCCCTGTTGGGAATCCGGGTCGTCCTTGTCGGCCAGAATCCACAGTGCAGCATCCTCGGCGCCGTGGGTGCCCAGCGTCGCTCGTACCTCCTGCGCCAGCAGGCCGTAGTGGTAGCGTTCGCCGCGGCGCTTGGTCAGTTTCAGGCGCGGCGCCGGGTGCGGGTCGGCCTTGGTGGCGCGGCGCGGGATATGCTCGACCAGGTGTTGGGCCACCTTCTGGCGGTACTTGACCGGGCGCAGGTCGTTGATGAAGGCCAGCCCCAGGTCGGCATCCTTCACCGCCGTCTTGGTGCGCGCGTCCGATGTGTTGATGACCCCGCTGGTGGCATACAGGTTGACAAAGCGGTTCGACGCACCGCCCAGATCAAAGGAATTGTCGGTGACCGCCAGGATCGACTTCATGAAGTTGGCGCCGCCGCCGTTCTGGACAATGCCGTTGGCGCCGCCGGTGATGTTGATGGCATTGCCGTTCGTGCCGCCGCTGACCTGGATGGCAGGCCCGCCAGTGACAGAAACGGACCGCAGGGCCGGGGTGGTGGTGCTGCTGATCCCTGAATTGCCAATGTCGATCGATGGCGTCGAGGGATTGCTCAGGTTGCCGAAGGTCGAGTTGTACCCAAAGAAATTGTAGGCATTCACCAAGCCGCTCGACGAATTGACCGTGAACTTTCCGCTGCCGATGTCGATGCTGGCACCGGAAAAGGTGCCGCCGCTGATCTTAGTGGCCGAGAATGTCCCGTCGACCACCATGTTGCCGTTGATGTAGGCGGCAATCGTCAGCCACGATCCGCTGTCGTAGAACCGGGTCTGCGAAAACCCGGTTCCGTACAGCGTCACCTGGTCGCGGTTGACCGGCGAGCCGTAGCCGGCGCCCGAGATTGCCGCATTGGCGGCCGAGTCCGACCAGGATGTAACGCCGCCCGAAGCCACCGACACCGTGCCGCGCTGGCCGTTCGTCCCGTTGGTGCCGTTGGTGCCACTCGTGCCGCTGGTGCCCTTGGCGATGAACACGGACCAGACGTTCGGCGTCCCGGCTTTCAGGATGTAGCTGTTGCCGTCCGTGGTGTTCTTGTACACGTCGTTGACGCGGTAGCTGCCCACCGCCGGCGCGCTGGCAAAGTCGCCCACAAAGTTAATCATGCCGGCCGTCAGCGTGGCCAGCGACGAGCCGCCGGCGTTCACGCGCAAGGTGCCGTTGATGTAGACGCCGGACGCATCGACGCCGAACGGCATCACCGAGCCGGCGCTGGTGAAGATGCCGAACTTGTCGGCCAGGATAGAGAACGCGCTGGTGCTCGGGCCGCTGGTCGGCACATCGACCGACAGGCCAATGCCAGCCATGACCGGGTTGGCGTCAGTACCGGCCTGAATCTTGATCGACCATTGCCCCTGCAGGCCATCCACCGCATCGGCCTGGGCGAGAAACTTTTCTTCGACCGTCACTCCGCTGCCGTCCACGTCGTCGAGCCGCGCCACCACCTGGGTGATCTTGGTGGCCACCGCCTTGATGCCATCGGCAAAGGCGCCCGAGAACTCGCGCACCCCGGCGGCCGTGCGCCCGAGCGATGCCGTGATCTCGGTCAGGCGCGAAGCCAGCGACATGCTGACCGTCTGCACCTTCTGTTCGACGGTCTGGATATCGGCCTGCCGGGCGCGCGCCACATCGGCCAGCGCCTGCGAAAGCTGGCTGCGCAGCTCGTCCGGCAGCGTGCCCAGATCCTCGGCGCTGCCGATCTTGCGCTGCAGTTCCTTGAACGCGGCGCTGTTGCGCAGCTCGCGCTCGAGGTTCGTCACCAGCGCACGGTAGGTGGTAGCCGGGATGCCGGCGACGGGAGAGCCGACTTCGGCACCCGCCCCGCCCAGCCCAGAACTGCCGGCGCCGGGCGAGGCCAGCCCCGACTCGTACAGGTCGCGGAAGGTCACCGCGCGGTCCCAGTTCGACGCGCCGCGGCGCCCGGTCAGGATCTCGATCGCTTCCTTGACCTTGGACAGGAAGGCCGGGCTGGGCTCCGGGCTGCCGAGCGCCGGAAGTTGCGGCCGGTCGCCAGATGGGGCCAATGCCTCGTTGTCGATCGGCGAAGTCATAGCGCCGCTTTCAGTTCGTCGGTGCTGGTGGCCAGCACCACGCCGTCAATGATCGCGGCGCTGTCGATCTCCACGCGCCAGTCGGTATGCCGCCCCGGCTTGGTGCGCACCGGCTTGTTATCGGAGATGGTCAATGTGTGGTGCAGCACGCCATCGCCATAGATGCGCAGCGTGGCGCTGACTTCGCCGCTGTTCTTGCTGGAGAACTGCACCTGCGCCCACGCGAACGCCTGCGGCCTGGCCAAGTGCTGTTCCTTGCTGGTCCAGTGCCCAGTGCGCAGGCTGCCGCTGGCCGGGATCAGGTCGAGCACGGCGGTGCCGTCCAGCACGTACAGCCCGTCCTCGTCGGAGAACACGGCGTCGGCCGACTGGTCGAGTTCAACGATCGCGCGGCGCTTGTAGTCGAACATCAGGGCGCCGCGGCTGGCGTCGGCGCGGGTGAAGAACACGATGTAGCGGCCATCGAACTCGCCGGCGCGCATCGTCTCCGGGCCGTAGCTTTGCCATGTCGCGCGGTCGATCACGTCTTCGGTGATGATGTTGACCTGCCCGTTCTCGTACAGGGCCAGGCCGTTGGGGCTGGCGTAGAACACGGCGCTGCCGATCGCCACCATCGAAGGCGCCGCCACGCATGGCACCTTGGACGAGATCAGTTCTTCCGATAGGCTGGCCGAGTCCGAGCCGGACACCAGGTAGGGGCGGCCGGTGGTGCCGACGAAGGCTGACTGCCCGAGCGCGACGATGCCGGTGATCTGGTGCGCCAGCGGCTTGTCGTACTTGGCCGGGTAGGCATACGGTTTATAGGGCTCGCTGGCGTGCAGCGTGCGGTCGACAAAGCCGAGCATGATGCCGTTGGCCATGCCGGTCAGCCCCTGCAGGCCGGCAGGCGGTTCCAGCCAGCCGAAGGTCGGGCATACCTCGTTCAACTGCTCGTCGGGCTTGGCGTCCACGATCACGGTCTGCGAAATCGGGTATTCGCCCTGCAGCTTGTAGGCCGATTGGGTGGTGCCGGTGGCCGAGCGATACAGCCGGCGCAGGGTGATGTGGCGCCCGGTCGGCGCTGCGCTGCAGGTCACGGTGGCACTGTCGTTCTGGTCGAGCGTGATGAGATCCGATACCGGCGACGGCGCGCTTTCCTCGCCCCAGTCGGTCACGAAGGTTTCGACGTAGGCACAGGTGCGGTCGATGATCTGCACCCCGGCCGGGAATGAAGGCAGTACGGTGCTGTTGAACAGTGCCTTGACCTTGGTTGCTAGCGACTGGTCATAGGTACGGAATGCGGCCTCGATCGCTACCACCTGACTGGCCATCTGCTCCACCAGGCTGGCCAGCCGCGCCTTGGTGGCGGTCGAATCGGCCTCGCCGTTCGGGTAATCGGGGTAAGCCAGCCAGCGTTCGCGCGCCACCGTGCCTTGCAGGGCATGCGCGATCTCCTGCGCCTGCGCCACCTGTGCGTTCGGGCTGGCGCCGGATGTGGTCAGGTAGCTGAACTGCTCGGCCAGCCAGGTAGACAGGGCCGCTTCGTTGACGCGCTGGCTGCCGTCCGTGTCGGCATAGATGAATCCGCGCACATGGGAGGCAATAACCGCATCGGTCGACAGTGTGGTGATGTCCTGGGTCATAGGCGCTTAGGGGTTGTTGTAGGTGAACAATGCGCTGCGGATTGCCGCGACCGCCTGCGCCACGCCGTCGTCGATCGCGGCGACGACCTCGGCCTTGTCGTAAAAGGCGCGCACCGCGCCGGCGTTCGCCGCTTCTGCCGCGCTGCCGGTGTCGGCCAGCGAGACCAGTTGATCCTTGAGCACGCGCAGGCGGTCAATCGCGCTGTCGCGCGCGCCCTGCGCCGGTTTCAGCGTGTCAGCAAGCCCCGCTTCGAAGGTGTCGATCTGCGCGGCAGTCAGCAGCGGCTTGGTGGCGTCGGACGGGTTGGTAATCGCGGCCAGCGCGGCGCTGATATCGCCAAGTACCAGTTGCATGCCGCGCACATGCATGGTGGCGAAACCATAGGTAACGCCGCCAATGGCGCCCAGGTAGAAGCCCACCCGGTCATTCATCAGGTTGCGGTGCATGGCGTTGGTCGGCACGAAAGCGCCGTCATCCATGGCGCCAGCGATCTTGAAGGCATAGGACCACGGCGCCGGGCCGGGCACGAACTTGGCGGCCAGGTCGGCGTCGGTCAGGCCGATGTATTCCCAGCTGATCCCGGTACGCACTGCCGCCACCACTTCGGCCAGCTTCTTGGCCTGGTCGGCAGCGGCGTCGTCGGTGCTGTATTCGTCGGTGACGTTGGTCGTGACGCTTGGCGCGGTGGTCGGGGCCGGCACGCCAAGTTGGCGCACCACGCCGCCGATGTCAGTCACTTTCGGGGCACCGTCGCCAGTGTAGTAAGTGCGCTCGGTGCTGTCGGTCGGGATGGGGCCGCGCACGAAGTTGACCACGCCGGGGCGGGTAATGAAGCCGCCGGCCGTCTCGAAGCGGTACAGGGTCTGCCCGGCAGTCACGGTGGCCACGTTGGCGGCCTGCGGCAGCGGGCGGAAGTCGCCGTAGCGCAGGTCCAGGTTCTGCGCCGCCTGCGCCACCGAGGGGTCGGACGCCACGTCCACCGAGGACGGCGCCATGCCGCCGAAGCCGCGCAGCACGAGCGACGCCATTACGCCGCCCCCGCTGCCAGTTCGGCGCGGTCCTTGGCGCCAAGCAGGCCCAGGAACTCGCTGCGGTGCGCCATGGCACCTGCCGGGTTGTTGAACTCGCCTTCCTTGAGGTAGGCGCGGTAAATCACGTAATGGGTCAGCGCGGTCACATAGGTGTCGTCCAGTGCGATCGCGTCGGTTTCGTCGCCCAGATCAGGCGGCACGCCGAAGTACACCAGCGCGACGTGGCCTTGCGCGCTGGCCGGTTGCGGCGGCGAGACGTAGAAGTGTTTCGGGTCGCGCGGGTCGAACACGTAGTCCCACACGGCGCTCGACGCGCTTGCACTGTGCCAGCTGGGATTCTGGCGGTCCATCGCCTCCGGGTCGATGCGGCGCGGCACCCGCCCCGGCGTCGTGCCGTTGCTGCCCATGTTGCACACCAGCCGCACGAACTCGCGCCCATCTGCCGGGATGGCCTGCTTGGTCCCGGCCACCAGCTGCACCTTGTCGTTGACCGCGTAGGCGTTCGGCTTGACCAGCGCCAGGTCGCGCTGGCCGTCGTTCACGTAGCCGAACAGCTCCGCGCGGTCCCACTGCGCACCCGTCTCGTCCTGCAGAGTCTTGGCGGCGCTGTCGATGATGGTGCTGGCGAGGATGGTTCCCATGGTTTTCCTTTACTTGCAGTGGCAGCCGCTGGGGTCGAACGGGTCGAGCAGGTGCTTACACATCCAGTGCGCGATCCGGTAGCGGTAGCCGCTGCCGGCCTTCTGGTGCCGTGACACGCGCGCCGTCACCAGCCATTCCTGCGGCAGTTCCAGCATTACCGGCGTCATCACCAGCACGTTCATCAGGAAGTCGTACAGGTAACCGAAGCCCAGTAGCGGAAGGCCAAGGTAGTAGGCGGTTTCGGTCAACGTCTCGGCCTTGTAGGCGCGCTGCAGGTTCATCACCGCCAGGTACATCAGCCACAGCGGGTACAGCGCGAGCAGGAATGGTGACAGCAGCACATAGATGAGGATGTTCATTGGCCCACCTGATTAAAAGCGTTGACGAGTTCGACCGGGACGCTGGCCACGATGGATGCGTATTCCTGCTTGACTGCCGCTTCCAGCGATGGCAGGTCAGTTGCCGCGACCGCTCCTGGGATCTTGGTGATGTCGAGCAGGCGCTGGCGGGCCGTGACACATGCGCCTACGGTGTCTTGGTCGTCCGCGACCAATGCCGCCATACCGATTCCAGCCAGTCGGTTCAGTATCTTCTCGCGTAGATCTCGGACTTCTCCAAGATAGGCATTCATGGCGGCGCGAACAGGGTCGACCGCAACAATCCAACTGCCCCAATTCCACAGGTCGGCCGCATTGGCTGGCGGGCTTGGAATCTCAACTGCGCCTTCTGGCGGCTCGGCGCCATCGAAGGCGCCCAGGTAGCGGCCTTGCAGATCCACGTAGAATTTACTCATGCAATTGCCCTTACAATGAATACCGTTCCTGCTGGCGCAGCGGCTGGCGAACCGGATGCTTTATTAATAATGCCTATCGTCGTAGTTGCGCTCCACCTGACATAGATATTGGTGGTGTCGCAGTAGTATTCCCATCCAAAATTAGCGGCAGCGTCATTAGCAAACATACCGGCCGGGTAATCAACAATGTCACCAACTGACCAGCCCGCTCCTGCTGTCGTAATCTTTAGGAACCCGAAAACCTTTTTCGGCGCAATCCCCAGGCCGTGCGCAATCGTCATCAAGCCACCTGCAACAATGGTCTGGTTGCCCGACTCAAAGTATCCGGTGATCGGCGACGATGATGGCAGGTAGGTGGCGGCGATTTTGCTGTCCGAACCGAGCGGGGCCACTCCGTTGGCCGCGCCCTTTTCGGTGCTGCTGATCTTCCCGGAAATCGCCGTCGCGTTTGCGCTTATCTGTGCTTGCAGCTTGCCCAGTGCAGCCAGCACCGTATCCGTGGCCACGATGACGGCATTGGTGGCGGTGGACAATCCAGTGAGCACCACGGCGCGCACGCGGGCAGCCGTGAACCACTGGTTGGTCGGCGTGCCGCTTTCCGCGATATCGTCGGTGTTGAGCGTCACCGCGCCGGTCTTGGTGTTGACCGCCGTGACGGGAGCCGTGAGCGCGGTCACATACCCCGAACCGTTGGATAGCTGGTTGTTGTTGGTCGGGATCGTCGGCTTGCTGGTCAGGTCCGTATAGGAGCCGGACGTGGCCACAGTAGCCAATGTCGGCGCCGTATAGCTAAACACGCCGGTCGTCGAGTTGTACGAAAGCGATCCGGTGGCGCTGATGGCGGTACGCGCCCCAGCCTGCGTGATGAAACCGCTGTCGTTGGTCAGGGCACTGGTGGCGGTAGGGATAGACGGCTTGCCCGAGAGGTCGGCATACGCCCCGGTCGTGGCGACGGTGGCCAGCGACGGCTTTCCGGTCAAATCCGTATATAGACCAGAAGTCGCTACCGTTGCCAGCGTGGGCGCGGTGTAGCTGAACACGCCGGTCGTGTTGTTGTAAGTAAGGGAGCCGGTCGCGCTGACCGCCAGACGCGCACCGGCCTGGTTCACGAATGCGCTATCGTTCGTAAGCTGGCTGATGGCGGTCGGGATCGTCGGCTTTCCCGACAAATCCGCGTAGGCCCCGCTGGTCGCTACCGCAGACAGCGATGGCTTTCCAGTTAAATCGGCGTAGGAACCAGAAGTAGCAACGGTGGCGAAGGTCGGCTTGTTCAGGATGAAAGCCTTGCTCCCCGCATCCGTTTCCGTCCAGTCCGAATTGATCTGCCCTGCTGATGCTTGCCCTGCATAGAACTGTGCTTGCGCGGCGTAGTAGCGTGCCGAATAGTCGATCCCGCCCACCATCCCATCTGTCTTCGTCGCCCACGACTGCGCGAGCGCGGCGGCGGTATCGGCGGCATTCTTGGCGGTCAGCGCATTGCCAGCGGCCGTTGATGCATCGCTGACGCTGGTGCCGATGGCAGCCACCGACGCGGCGGCAGAAGCGGCAGCGGTCGATGCTTCGCCTGCCTTGGTGGTGGCCGTGGCCGCTGCTGCTTCGGCGTCTGCTTTCGCGGCCAGTGCCGGGGCAATGGCGCTCGTGGCAGCGTCCACCGCCAGTTGTCCATCGCTCTTGCCCGGATAGGACGGCAGGTTTGCCACCTGATGCAGGTAGCAATCTGCATTCGGGATGGTAGCGGTCAGGTGTTCGATCTTGCCGGTATCCGGGTTGGTGATCTCCACCTTGTAGCTACTGCTGGTTGCGCCAAGCTCGTTCGGCCACAGCGCCAGAACGGCCGTACCATCCGTGTCGGCGGTCGCCACGATCTGCTCGGGGAACACGTAGCCGCTGGCGGTATCGACATCGGTGCGGTCCAGCTTGACCACGATCTTGGCTGCCGCAACCGGGTTGCCCTGCTGGTCGGCGCACAGCACCGTGACGTTTACTTTGGTGAGCATTTAGCGCACCTCCGGGAGATCGGCCACCGCATGCAGGTCACAGTCGGCGTCGGGGATGGTCGCGGAAAGGCGCGTGGTTTCGGCGGTGTCGGGGTTGGTGATCTTGACGTGGTAGCGGCTGGCGGCCGTGCCGCGCGCATTCGGCCACAGCGCGAGGGTGGCGCTGCCCGCCGCATCGGTCATGGCCTGCACCAGTTCTTGCACCACGATGCCGCCGGCGTCGTAATCCTGATGGCTCAGCTTGGCCGAGACGGTCGCCCCCACCAGCGGATTTCCGCCCTGGTCCACCGCGAGCACTCGGACATTCACCGTCGCCACCATTGGTTACTCCCTGTTTGTTATCGAAGGTGGCCCGGGCGTTCCGCGGGGAACTGCCGCGCCGGCCCGGGCTCATCGTCCGTTTCTGTGGCGCGGGCACGGTGCGCTGATCCCGCGGCTTCACGCCTGCGCGGTGTCCAGCCGCGCCGCCTGCCCGCAACCAAACTCATTACAAAAAGCTGCCTCGCACTCGCACCGGGGTACGCGCATGGCTGTGCGCGATCGCTTCCTTGGTGCTGGAAATGGCTTCCTCGAACAGCATGCGCTCGTCGCTGGCGGCGGCAGGATCGGAAAACGGCTGCTGCTTCATGGCGAACAGTTCGGCCTTGGCGCCGTGCGCGAGAAAGCGCGCGTACTTGGCAAACACCACGTCGGCCACGCCGGAACCCGTTTCGGACGGCTCGAGCGCCACATCGAACACGAGGCGCTGGCCGGCGCTGGGCACCGGATACAGCCGGAAGGTGCGCGCATTGAGCACCTGCACGCCCTGCCGGCCGTCTGCCGTGCCTTCGCTCAAGAGGTCGATGCTGCGCCCGTCCAGCTTCGCGCCCAGCACGCGCACCAGCTCCACGTCGGCAGACAGGTCGAACTCGTAGTCCGACTGGTTGGTGATCGTGAATTGCGGGTCGAGCGTTTCACGCCAGGCGCGGGTACGCTCGCAGAACGCCATGGCGGCGTCCCGGATGGCAGTCGTGGCGGTCGCCAGCGAGCAGCCGGGAACGTCGTTCAGGTAGCGGTCAACCAGTTCGGCCCAGGTGCGCATGGCGGGGCGCTCGGCTTAGTCTTCGCCGCGGGTGGCTTCGACGATCTTGCCGATCACGGTCTTGTCGTCCCACTTGTGATGCACCTTGATGGCGAAGGTATCGCGGGCCAGGGCGCGCAGCTCTTCGGCGTCGAGTGCCGACAGGTTGATCTCTTCACCATCGGCGCTCTTGATGATGACCGGCGCATTGCCCTGCGGCGCGGCCTTGTCGGCGGCGATGGTCTGCGGACTGGTGTTGGACGGCTTGGGCGGCAGCTCAGCCTGCGGGTCGACCAGCACGTAGCCGGGGATCGACAACAGGCGATGGATCTGGCGCGCGTGCTCGAACGGAATCTCGCACACATGCGGCGCGTCGGGCTTGTCGCTGGTCGGCTTGAAGTGGTAATGCTCGCCGTACAGGTCGATCTTGGTACCGCCTTCGCGGATCAGGGTGCAGCGAATAGCAACAGAATTGGACTTGGACATTGCAGGCTCCTTGAAGTAGAAGGAAAACCGGCGACGACACGCGCCGCCGGTGACGAACCAACGATCAGCAGCTGATCTTCATCACGGCTGCGATCTTCTTGCCGGCGCCGGCCGAGGTAGCCGGGGCTGCCACAACCTTGATGCCCAGCGTGCGCTCGGTGGTGCTGGCGCCGCACAGGTAGGTATTGGCAGTCGTGGCGCGCCCGATGCCGCCAGTCTGGCCCACGGTAGATGCCGCGATCCAGGTCGAAGTGGCGGCGGCGTCGAGGTCGGTCTGGGCTGCGTTCAGGATGCCCAGCGACAGCGTGATGGTCGGCGCGCCGTTGGTGTCCAGGTCGTCGGTGACGATGAACGAGTCAAACGGCTTGACGCCCGGTTCGATCGGACCCATCACGATGATGTCGCCGGCAGCCAGCGCCCCGGTAGTGACGTATTCGTAGGGAATGCCGATCACGCCGGCGTCGTCCAGCGAAATCACCGGAACCTGCCCTGCTGCCGTCTTCGATTTGTAAGTGGCCATGTAAGCCTCCTATAAAAAATGTAAAGGGTTGCGCCCCGCCAGCCGGTTGCCCGGCCAGCGGTTCAGGCCGGTCAGCTCGGGTCGACCACCGCGGTGTCGAGCGCGATGGAACCGAAGTCGCGCGAAACGCCGTCGATGGTGAACGCGGTCTTCTTGACGCCGAAGATCGAGGCGGTCGTGATGACCACCTGATTGCCGCGGTCCACCTGCTCTTCGTTCCAGTCGAAGCGCAGGCCGGTGCCGGCCGAGCCGAACGCGCACACGGCAGCCTGGGCGCCGAGGAACAGCGCGCGCGCCGACTTGACGTTGGCGCCGGCGCCGTAGTCGTCCGACAGGATCACACCCTTGTGCTTGTGCAGGATGGTGTCGTTGTACATGCCGGCGTTGCCCTTGAAGATCGGGTTGTTGCGACCTTCGGCGGCGGCGGCTGCCTTCTGGATGTCGAGCCACTGGCCTTGAGCCGTGTTGGTGCGCATCGCGTATTCCTGCCACGGGTGCAGCACGGCCACGTAATGCTCTTCGCCGTCGATCTTGATCGGCTTCATGGACGGAATGCCGCCAGTGCCGCCGCCCATGGTCGAAGCGCGTGCCTGGGCGCGGTCGATCAGCTTGAGGTCCATCAGGTCGGTGGCAGCCAGGTTGGCTTTGGCCGTGGCCGCGCCGCCGTACAGCAGGTGCATCGCGTCCGGTGCCACCAGCGCATTGCCGGCGAAGCCCGCGTAGTCGGTGCTGTAGATATAGTCGGCGTTGGTGCCGCGGCGGCCCGACAGGTACATGAAGAACAGCTCGTCGAACACGCGCGCCCACCATTCGGTCTGCTGGCGGCGCGCCAGGCGGCGCAGGTCGTGGATGGTGCGCTTGCGGCTCATCCGGCCGCCGGTGTTCACACCACCGCGCGCCTGGTCGATCGACACCGAATCGGTGTAGAACTTCTGCGCTTCTTCCTTGCCTTCGAGGATGTCGTCACCCTCGACCGGCTGCATCTTGAGCGCCATCAGGAGCTCATAGGTGATGGTGTCGCCCTGGTCGTTTTCCAGGTTGAGCAGGGTCTGGACCGGCGTTGCCGCGTCCACGCCCACACCCATCATCTTGCGGTTCCAGTAGGACTCGCGCCCCACGTCCACGGCGAGGAAACCGCCGAATTTCTTTACTGCTTTGGGATCGCCCACACCCACGATTGTCTTGGCCATAAGGAAACCTCTCTTGTCAAGTTGAAAAGAGAAGCACCTTCTGCGCTTCGACTTACGTTCGCGATTATGCCTATACTTTTTGTTTCAGTGCATCATTTACCGGCGGTTAAACCTGCTTTTTTTCATCTATGCAGCAACCTTGGTGCCGAGCCGGGCCGCCAGCGGTGCCATGGAAGGCTGCTGGCGGTCGGGTGCAGGCGGCGCGGTGTCCTGCGCCAGGTCGTGTTCTACGATGCGCAGCCGGGCGCGGCGGCCCGACTTGTGCTCGAGCGTGATGGTAAAGCGCCCGCCGTCGAGCGACAGGGTTTCGTCTTGGCTCAGGTCTTTCAACAGCGTGCGCGGTTTTGCCATTATTCGATCTCGTAGCGGGCTCGTTGTGCAGGGGTCAGGCCGGCAATCGCCTTTTCGTACTCGAAGCCTTCCAGCTTGGCGATGTGCCCGAACTCGCCGTCGTCGCCCGGGTCGGATGCGGCGGCAGACGGCAGGCCGCCCACGCCACGCGGCACGTTCGACAGGTCGGGGGTGCGTGCGCGCGGCGCCGGCTTGTCCGGTTGTGCAGCTGCCGGCTTGTCGGCCTTGCCTGCCGCAGCGGGCGGGGTGATGCCGAATTCGATCATCACCTTCTTGTGGGCTTCCTCGAGGAACCAGGTTTCCGACTTGTTGGCGTTCTCGGGGCGGCTGGCCAGCTGCTTGACCCAGCCATCCCAGGCTTCGCCCTTGGCCGCGTCGGTGGCGTAGTTGATGCCGCTGGTCTTGAGTGCTTCGGCGCGGAACTGGTGCACCGACGTGAACCACGCCGCCTCGGTCGTCTTGTCGTCGCGCAGGGCGTCGCGGTCGGCCATGTACTTCGACTCGTAGGCCGAATATTCCTCGGGCGTCAGTTCGCCGTCCATCATCTGCTTGAGCTTGGCGGCCTTGTCGGCGTCGAGCGCCTTGATCGAGTCCTTGTACTTCGCGTCCAGCCCCGACAGGTCGAGCGGCGGCAGGACTTCATCAACCGGAGCGGCGGGCGGGGTGTCAGCGGGCGGCGGGTCGACCGGATCGGCAACCGGCGCAGCCTTGTCGTCAGCGGCCGGCGGATCAACCGGGTCCGGCTCGTCGTCGTCCTGGTCGTCGTCCGGGTTGTCCGGATCATCGTCGGGCGCATCGTCGTCCTGCTCGCCGCCCTTGCCCTTGACTTCAACCGGCGCCTTCGGGCCGTCGAGGATGGTCTGGATGATGGCGTCCTCTTCTTCCTCGCCGCCCAGCATGCCGCGCAGTTCTTCGGCAGAGAGCAGCTTTGCGGAGTTGGTGAAGTCTTCGCGTTCTTCGTCGTTCATAGCCATGGTGTTCTCCTGTTAGATGATGGAACCGTCATTGACGGGGGTTTCGATGCCTTGCTGGGCGCCGTCAGCCTGCTGCAGATCGAGCGAGCCTTGGGGTGCTGCTGGTGCGGATACGTCTTGCGGCGGTGCCTCCTGTCCCGGCGCCGCACCGACGAACACGCCATGCTGGGGCTGAGGCGTCAGTTCCGGCAGCGCGCCGCTCGGGCCCGGAATGTTCGGGTCTTGCCCGCCCTGGTCCTTGTAGCCGGCGCCGGCCAGCACCGCGTCGGCAACTGGCGTCACGCCCGGCACGGTGGCCACGATCTGCGCGGCCTGCAGCGCCTCGTAGGCCGCAGTCACGCCCTTTTGCACGGCGTCGGCCACGATGCGCTGGGTTTCGGCGGCGCTTTGATCGACCCGGGCCAGCAGCGCCTTGGTCTCGGCCTGCGTCTTTTCGAGCGCGGATTGCAGCGTGGCGACGTTGATCTGGTCGAGCGCCGCCGCCTTCTGCTGCTGCTCGGCGCGCGCCTGCTCTTCCTCGGGCGTGGGCTTCCTGCTCGGGTCGGCCTGGCCGTTGAGCTTGCGAATCCGCGCCACGATCTCTTCCTTGTTGGGCACGTCGGCGAAGTCGATCACCATGTCCAGCAGGGCCAGTCCCACCTGCGGGTCGAGCTTGCCCACCAGTTCCATCATGGACTCGAACATGGCCTGCCGGGTCGATGCCTTGAAGTCCTGCTCGTCCACCACGTAATCGGCCTTGCTGCGCGTGATGTCGTTGATGAACTTGCCGGCCGTCTCGTCGTAGACGTTGATCTTGAGCCATTCGAGCGGCTTGTTGTCGCCGATCAGGCGCACCACCTTG